AATCTATATTAAAGTCTTTTGATACTTCAGAGAAGGTTTCACCCCTTCGTATTCTTTCCACATCAACCCTGTGCAGGCTTCCATTGAAGGCACCAACTATCTCTTTCACACTTTTGCCTTCTTCTAACATAACACATATTTGCCTTACCTTGTCTGTTGAAAGGCGCTTGTTTCTTTTAACTGATATGTTATACTGACTGGAAACCCTTGCCCATAGGGAGCCTCTCCTTATGTGCGACAAGAAGTCCTTATCTACCCCATACTCTTTGACAAGATCAATATTCCTGTAACCCTGCTCCATCTTCTTGCATATTTCATGGATAAATTGTTCAGTGTATACAGCGGAGTGGTGGTTTTCACCGTGGCAGTTGTTTAGCCCTGTGTCATGGGCATGGCGTATGTTATGTGAACGAGTACACCATTCTAAATTGTCAATATGATTATTTAGCTTATCTCCGTCTTTGTGGTTTACGTCTAATCCGTAAAACTCGCAATCAGGAAGATACGTTTCCGCCATTAGCCTGTGTAACCGATAAGATTTACCAAGGTTGCTAACAAAAACTAGCCTGTAACCATTAGAGTTTATAAACCCTTTGATGTATCTTCCAGTATCTTTATTGTAAACCTCACCGTTTTGCGTCAAGTAGAGGTTTTTGAACTTTGGGTGTTGCTTCATAGTGTGTCTCCTACTGTATTCGGATTAAGTTAGATTGCTGCTGATTGTCCCTATTGTTGCAATTTTTAGGGGTCTCTATTGTATCACTACAATAGTATCCTATGCAACACCTATCAGGAGTTTCCAGCAATTAAGTAGATTATTCGACATACATTTCTGTATGAAGGAGCTGGAGTATCTCTACTCAACTCACCATTTGCTCAATTGCTAACCCCGCCAATTGGGCATTAGCCGGAGTCAACTGATACGCAGTGTTGATCTCTGTCAACTGCTTAAACATTTCCCTCTGCTGATCTAGCGAGAACCCACTGGCGCTTGTTGCAGCACCAAACTTAGAATAATCTTGTGCCACTTGCAGAATAGCCTGTCCGTTTGTCCTTGCAAGGTTAGTAAGGTAGTTGAAATCCTTTCCCATCTGCTTAGCACTACCGCTGGCATTCAGCATTCTGGCTTCAATGGATTGAAATTCCTTACCAATCCTGAAGAATGCACCAGCGCCAGAAGCCAAAGCAAACACAGAAGCATAGCTTCTCACCATGTTACCAAAACTATTGGTGAGTCCTCCGGCGATCAGCCCTTGCTGCCTTAGCGCCCTAGTGAGAGTTCTTGCTTGCTCTGTGGTGTCTTTCATCCTTGCCCTGAGCCTTTTCTGTTCTCGCACAAGAACTTCCATTTGGCCCTTAGTTCTCACCTTACTGAATGCCGCCTGTAGCCTTTCAGCCCTCTTGGTGACTTCTGTAAGCTCTGTCCTTAGCCTCTTTACAGCATCCGTAGCAGGGGCAGCTTCTAGTCCTCTGAGTAGACTGCTAGAGCTTCCAGCCATAGCCCCTGCCTCTACGCCAAGTCTCACTTTGCGAGTTGCATTGGCGAGGTTTAGGGACTTAACTCTTTCCTTCCTTTGCTTCTTGGTGCTTTCAATGTTCTTTTCAATAAGGGCATTGGCCTTAGCCATTATCCCCACTTCAACTTCCATTAGTTGATTGAGGTCTTTAGAGGCCATTATCCTTTGCTTGTCGAGAGCAAGCTCTTTAGGATCAGCTCCATATCTCTGCATTGTATGCAGCCGTCTTTCTACAATGCGCTGTCTCTTCTGAAGGAAAGCCCCGGGATCGACAGCCTTCATTTCAGACATAGACTGCCTATCTGAGGCCCGCCTTTGCCTAATAACCCTGGCTTGGGTTATTTGCTTATCCCTTAGCTTGTTTGTACGCTGTAGAATGTCCCTCTCAATCTTCTGGAAATCAGCGGCATCCTTTGCCAGCTTAACCTTCTCTCTTAGGCTGCTAATCTCCGGCTCTGTAGCGCCTTTGGCTTTAAGCGATAGAATTTTAGATTCAATCCTATTCCTTTTGTCTACAAGGGCAAGCTTTCTCTTCTCTGACTTCTCAGCTACTACCTTTGCCTTAGCAGCCTTATCCCCTCCTTGAGCCTTAGCTTCCAGCTTCTCAATCCCCAGAAGCATCTTTTCTATTCGTTTCTTTCCGGCCTCAACCTTGTCTAGGTCTAGCCCTACCTTGATTACCCAATCATTTACTTCTGCCATTCAGCGTCCTCTTATCGGGAGGGTGGTTTTTCATTTTTAATTCTGATTTCTTCATCCTTGTAAGAAGCCTCCTGTATGGCGTCCATCATCTCTACAAATTCTTTGAGTTTTAGCACTTCAGGAAATGTGTAGCCATACTTCAAGATAAGAATATCCTTCTGTAGGCAATGCTTAGATGCTGCTATGTTGTAGAAGAACCACTCCCTTTCATCAAATGTACAGGAGGATTCTATTAATCCTCTGACTTGATCGGAGTATCTTCCTGGGGAGCTTGGATGCTCAGAGCCTCTTTCAAGGAACGGATTTCTAAACCCTTTTCCTTGAGATATTCTGTAAAAAAATCCCCGAAGTTCTCCTTGAGTGCAAACTCTAACACTTTAAGAAGTCCAGAGAAGTTACCCCTGAAATGCTCATTGGCATCTACAGGGACACCGTTACAAGTGATGCCATCAAGCAAGGACTGTACGATAGCTACTAAGTTCACCTGATCCATCTGGCGTACAAGCAGCATAGCCATCTCAGAGAACATGGACGATTCTTCAGGGAGAATGTAATCCTCTTTCCTTCCGCTGTCCATGAAAGAGGCAACACTAGGCGTCACCAGCTTCACTAAATCAGCAGAGATAGCGAAGGCTGCATAGGCCCCTAGCAATTGAATTGTGTAGCGGTTTCCTTTAACTGTAATCTCTTTAAGGCCCGCTTGTGCATATACTTGGTTCTTAATGTTATCAATCTGTGACACTATTCTTTCCTCAATAAATTTTACAAATAAAAAAGGGCAGGGAACCTTCTATGTGTTCTCTCTGCCCCTTCGGTAATTCCCTGTCAAGAGGGACGCTGTTTATTATTGTTATTATCTGTAGGGGTCTTAGAAACCAATACCGCCAAGCTGTCCAGTGACATAGGACAGGTTTCCACCAGTCAGGCCAGAGCCGGAAGGGGAAGCGGCATAAATCAGCTTCTCAACGAAGAACACCCAAGTACGGGTTTTGCCAGTGGCAGTGATACCGAGGTCAATCTCCGGGGTTCCCTGGATGTGGCAATTCTTCATTACAGCCAGCATAGAGCCAGAAGGATCGTATACAGAAATATCGCCAGCGATGATTTCACAGCTTGCATCTTGTTGAGACAGAATGCCAGCCAGAATCTTGTTAGCGATAGATTGCTGTTGAAGAACAATACTGCAAGTGCCAGTCAGGTCGGGGGACTTGCTGATACTCACTTGGCCATCAGCGCCAACTTCAGTATCGGTGGTTTCAGTGTTACGGGATACAGTGATAAAGCTGTCAGGTGCAAGACCATCCAGGGGGATGCCCATGAATGCTACTCGTACACAGCCAGCGGAATATGTAGGTAATGCCATTATTTTTTACTCTCCTAATTAGGCTGCGTCGTAGGTCAAAACCCCTTGGATGGCGACAATATGCAGAGCGCCAGCAAGGTATGCTTTGAAAGAAGCCGCGTATGTCCGGTTTGCTTTATCCGTGAAGCTCGCGTCTACAGCAGGCGGGAAATCGGTTTCGTATGGATTGTTCTCTTGCAGGATGTTGGGCCGTACATTGGTCGATACATAACGATCCAGTACAGTTTCAACAACATTACGCAGAGAGTTAATACCACTATCGGTGTAAGGAACCTTGCCAACACTAATCAGCTTGGTTTGCAGGGCTTCAGTAATGCGGGCCACCAGGAGGTCTCTCGACTGAATAACGTCCAGCCATTCCCCACCCACCACTTTACCTTCCCGTACAATATCAACACCACCTACGGTGGTAATCATATTGGCATTACGGGCAGCGAGGTTATCAAGCTGTGTCTGGGACAGCTTCTTGCCAGTGGACGGGTCACGCGATACCGCTACGCCGCCAATCTGCTTGTTTGCCCAAGTGATAGTGCCCGGATCAAAAGGAGCACCCTTGCCTACAAACGCGCATTCAGGGAATTCTGTATCAGCGTCTTGGTGGAACAGGGAGACAGTACGGAAGTAGTTGCCATCATACAGCTTGCCAAGGATGTCGGTAGGCGGATCACCGAGGGTGCCAATAGCGGCAGAATCTCCGTTAGATACGAAGTACACCTTAGTACGGGCTTCTACATCAGCGGCCATTGCAAGGACAAAAGCCTCTGTATGGTCATGGGCGGTAACGAAGTAGAAGTCGTCATCAATGCTGGTGATCTCAGCCATCACTTCAGCAGCGGTCTCACTAGCGGTGAAGGCGACTGTCAGGGTGTCAGAGACATTAGTAATATAGAAGCTATCGGTAGCAGCGACAACATCCAGTTCCAGCTTGCCCGTAGTAGTGGCACCAGTGACAGTGGCCGAGACGTTAGCAGCTACAGCTACATCGCCATCAATGACACCCTTAAGGCCAGTGGCTACATCTTCAGCATCATCAAGGGCGAGGGCCGTGTAAGATACCGCTACGTCATTACCATCGCCATCAGTGAGGGTGAAGGAATAGACAGTGCCGGTAGTAGGGGTTGCCGGTGTAAGTACAGCAACGGCTTCCCTACGGCCAATCTTGATACGGGGGACCGTCGGGACTTGACTGAACAGCTTTTGGGCTGCTTTATATTCAATAGAATCTTGGGGAATATCTTGCCCTACGGCTGTCAAAGATGTGTAGGTTTTTACACGCTCATTGAACCAGCGATGGGCACCGATAAAGAGGGGGGTTCCGAAGCCTTGCTGACTAACGCCAGTTGTTTCAAGGCTAATCGAAACCGTTACCAAATCTTGAAGCGCCATTTATTATTTCCTTTATTAAGGGTTGTTATCAGGGGGTATATCAAAGGTAGTGATAAATGGGTCTGGATCGCCCTCCCCATCGTGAACTTCAACAGTGAAAGTTGTTGAATCTATGATACCTGTCTGTTTGTCAACCACTACATCTGTTACATTTATTGTTATTTCAAATTCAGAGGATTCATCAAACAGCATATCGCTAATCTTTGTTGGAAGGTCTCTAATCCTTCCTAGCTCAACTATACCAACATCCACTGTTGATCTGACATCCTGCCTTACACGCTCAATGTTCCAATAAGCGTGAAGGTTGTTAGCTAAGTTGTGGGCGTCTTTACCAACCACCCTATATACAAGAACAATCTGCTTATTGGTTTCATACACAGGATTGTTATTCTTATCTACATAGGTATGTGTTAGCCATCCATGTTCGTCCCTGGTCATCATCAGGTCTACAGTGACGTATGGCCTAGCAGGTTGAGGTGCATTAGGGTGAGACTGGATAACCTTGGTTACACTGCTACCTAAACAATCTTTAGCCACTTTGACAAACTTTGCCTTAATGGCTGAATAATCAATCATGCACTTCTCCCTTCATGTAGCCGGACAAAGTACACTTCATAATGGTCTACATCTAATCCGTAATATGCCCACTTACGCATTCTGTGTGCGTAGTACCACAATCCGTCTATCTTAGTTCTGTCAGCTTGTGTTTTAGAAGTTATAGAAGCTGGCTTGATAGAAGTGTCAGAGGTGTAAACAATCCGTATATCGTCAATCTCAATACCTTCAGGGAGAGTAATTCCCGAATTGCTATTACGCCATAGAGGCTGGATAGACCCCTTTATCGTCCTTGTACTCGCAGTTCCTTCTACCCATACCCCATTATCATTGTAATCCCCGGCAGTATAGGACGTTATTGTGAGGGTAGAAGTTTCTAGCAAATCTATCATCACTTAATCCTATAGGTTGTCTTGGATGCCAAATCTCCTGTCTCATAGAGAGGAGTGTTGTTTCTGTCAGGACTCATTAATGGTCCCACTTCACCAAAGATACTCACTTCTATTTCTTGGATTAGTTTACCTAAATCGTTAAGAAACTTTGAGCCGTCTTGGGTAGCAAACCATCTTTCCTTGAGCCTAGTAATAGGGGCAATCCTGAGATTGTTTAAGGTTATGGCGGTAGCCAACAGCACACGCTTAGGGCCATTAATCTCGCCATCACCACTTATGCCTCTATCCCAGAATGCCAGTAGATCAGGATACGAATATCCTGAGTAATGCGTCCCTTGGTCAGAGAAGTGGCCTACGCTGAGTTCCTTGCCGTGTGCCTTCATCATTGAAGCAAACATGGCGTCCACTCTGTTTGATGACTTACTTACTTTAATCTTCATCTTAAGTAATAAGGACTGCCCGAACTGACGGGGTATTCTTCGCATAAGTCAGAGAACATTCCAATATACGCTTTAGGTTTTACAACCTTGGTTGAAGATTTAACCCTATTCACTTCATCTTTCATTGTGCCCCCAATATAATGAATAGCGTAATTGCCGCCGTTCATGTCAGGGTTGCTTACAAGATCATCAAGAAGTTTTCTGTAATTACTAAGAAGCTGACTATAGCTAACCCTTACGTCACCTACCTCCTGGTCCACCTTCTTGCTGAAGAATCCAATCAAATAGGAGACAGCTTTGATAGCAGCCTTGTATACATCCCCTTCTCCGTCATAGATATATGTAAGAACATCATCGCTAATGTAATAAGGGGTTGAAGCATCTCCGATAATCATTCTTATCTGGAAGATAGGATCACCAAGATCGCCGTCAATAGTCACTCAATTCTCCTTGAATAATAGAAGGCCCCCTTTCGAGGGCCATCCATAGCCAGCCCCTATTAGTTAGAGGTGGTGGCTTTAACAACAGCTTGCGGGCGGCGAACCATGTTAAGGAAATTGGATTCAGTTTCAATCACAATCTCAGTGTCACGGGCATCAGCATATTCAAACATATACTGCTCTTCGCCAATAGTGTTCACAAGGTCAAACTTGTGGGCGGGCGAGAAGTAGGTTTTGAACATATCAGAAGTGCCCATGGGAACGAAGTAGGCTTCGCCAGTGGGGATGATCTTCTGAGCTACGCCAGCGCCATCTTTGAAGGTGCCACGGTATTCAATCAGGCGAACACCGGCATGTTCAAAGGTGCGATAGCGGCCACTACCCAGGCGGTTACGCAGGGGTTCAGCATTGGAGCTGTAGTATTTGTATGCTTCAGCTACAGAGGCATGGGCAATGAACTTAGAGAACCACTCAGGGGAACACAGGCCAACCACTTCGGTTACGCTCTCACCAGACAGGATGTTGTCTTGAATGTGGGCAATAACTTCCTCGGTCTTGCCGATCAGGTTGGTAGTGGTGGTACCCAGAACGAAGTCTACGGACTTCTGGAGTACGCCCATCTCGGTGTACCAGTTCAGGCTTACAGTGCCGTTAGGGGCATACACGGTGCCTTGCAGGGCCTTGGAACGGGCATACTCAAGGGTGGAAGCCCAATTCATACGCATACGCTGCATCTTACGGGCACGGACATCAGCAACCCGCATGTCCTCGTTTACAGTGCCAGAGCGGCGACGGCCTTGTACATCTTCAGGCTTGATAGCATCGTCTTGGTTGTAGTGAGGAACGGGAACAGCGTGCAGCTTGCTGTAGTCGTCTTTGTTGTATTTGGAACGCTCACCACGGGGCATGTCTTGCAGAAGGCAAAGGGTGCCTTCGGACTCGTCAAACTCTACGGTGTGCTTAGAGATACCTTCAGAGCTGAACAGGCCCAGCTCGTTAATCAGGCCCCACTGGTTAGGGATAAGCAGAAGCTCATCGGTGTAGTCAACCAATTCAAAGGGGCGACCATTCATTCGTGCATTAGCCATTTATTCTTATACTCCTAATTATTAAAGTTGGTCGCCAACTACGATGTTGAGGGCAGCCAAGTCAGCTTCTACTTCAGCAGCGGTAAAGCTGGAATCGTATACAAGAGCGTCTGCTCCTACGATGGCCGGGCCTTGTACGAGAGCGATAACATCAGTGCCGTCAGCAGAGATTTCTGCGTCAACACCAAAGGTGCCATCAACAGTGCCAATATAGATAGCAGCGATAGTGGCAGAGCCGTCAACGGCAGTGTCTACTGCGGGGATGTAGACGCCAGTGGCGGAGATTTTTCCAAGGCATTCGCCAAAGGACAGGGTAAAGGCGGAGCCGGAGTCTACGGTAACTACCTTACGGCAATAGCCAGAAGAGGCCCACAGTTCTTCTTTTACAAGGTCGGAAAGACGCTTGGGTTCAGTTGCGATAACGGGCATTTATCTTATTCTCCCAGATTGAGTTGTTTTTTAAGGGCAGCGCGAGTGGCTTCTTTAGCCTTCTCAATAGCCTCTTTATCTTCTGCTTCACCAGTTACAGACACCTGCTTAAACAGGTTGGCATCGGCGTTCTTGATAGCTTCGTTAGCCTTCTCAAGGATAGCCAGTACGGTGACGGCATCTTCTTCTTTCATACCCTTCAGCAGCTTGCCGAATACTTCAGCATCTTCTACAAAAGCATAGCCTTGTGCTTTCTCAATGAAAGCCTTTTCAATACGAGCTTCTTCCTTAGCTTCAAGGGCTTCACGCGCCTTACGCTCAGTGTCAAGGGCTTTCTGAAGGTCACTAAGAGACTTTTGAAGGGTCTCCAGCTCTACAGTTTTATCAGTCATTTTATCTCCAACAGGATTGTTATGTTTTTCTACAGATACGCCAGCATTGGCACCGGCATTACTGGCTTCTGTGTTGGGAATAGTCCCTTCAGACAGCCTCTTTTCAAACAACTCTTGAACTTTCAAGACAGCAATTTGGTCTTGACAATCAAGGTTGAAGAAATCGCTTTTTCCCTCTTTAAGGGATTTCAAAATAGTGAAAGCTGAAAGCTTCTCTTCAATGTAATCTTCGTAAGAATCTTCTTCATCAGAGTCCAGGGAAGATTCAAAACCTAGAAGCTTTGCAAGCATTGCTGCATCGTCATACCACAGGTCAAAGAACTTACGCAAGAATTCTTCCATTGACAGCTCAATGCGAATCTCTTTAGCAGCTTTGAGAATATCCAGGGTCTCAGGGGTGATTTTTACATCTCCATTTGATTTGAAGAGGATAGCTTGATTAAGGCCACTGGCAGCACCCCCCACGGATGGAGTGGTGTAGGATACATGAGGGGCAAAGCCATTTTCTTCTTCAAAGTCAAAAGTGACATCTTTCAGATAAGTGATTTTAGTCAATTTCTACTTCCTCTTTTCGCCCCTTAGCCCCAATACTAAGACCTTGTAGTTTGCCCTCTTTACGGGCTTGCCATAGGGCATCGTTAGTGAATTTTACCTTGCACAGAGGCCAGCCTTCAGGGATGATTGTTCCATTGATAGAGCATTCGGCTTCATTTACCCATGCCTTCTCAATATGCCACCCGTCCGTATAGACAACATGGTCAATGGCCGACTTAAGCTTTCCTGCTTTAATGGACGTGTTAAGGGAATCCACCATCTTCCTAACTTCCTCCCTGTCCATACGCTCGCCATGGAGGTCATCTTGTTCAACAGGGTAAAGCCATTCAATAGCCACTTTCTCTTCTTCTTGGAATTGCTTGATAACAGGAACCTTAACCTCACTGTCACCACTTCCAAGGGCTTTCTCAAGGACAGATAAGATTCTGTCAAGGATTGCTTCTTTCGTCATTGTCATATTCTTGTTAAGAGGATTGTCCATTAAGTGTTCTCCATGTTGCCTACAGAAGCATCATCGGAAACACTATTGCTTGTTCCTTCTCCAGCCGTAGCCATCCCGTCGCCAGCCCTAGAAATGTTCTCTGTCTCAATAAGGACATCATCTTCATCTTCAAAAGAGCCAAGGTGGAAGGCAATGTCTCTAATCTTATTCTCAACCTTCTCTGTAGGACGCAAGAGGCCGACAGATGTAACACGCTGAAGGAACTTAGACAGAACATCCAAGTCTTGCTTCTCAATATCCCCAAAGGTGAACTTACAAGCTGTTTCAGGATTGTATTCCCACCCGTTAAGCCTGTAGAGCTGAGGGATAAGATCGTGATTCAATGTACGAGCGATATTGTTTAGGTGGCTCTCAATGCCCATGGCAAGGAGGTTGGTTTTGCTTTCAGCGAGGCTAAAACTACCGTGCGCTTCGTTCCCCAGCTTAAGGACATCAGCGAAGAAAGATACCAAGATTTGAGTGTCATAGCGTCTTATGATGTCATCAGTCTGGTATTGCTTTCCGGCTCCGTCCACTCCCTTAAGATCAAAGCTGAACAGTGGCTTTCCGGTGTTATCATAGGCCAACGGTGTAAGGACATAAGCCTGCTCACCTGCGTGGAGAGAGGCTGCCTGCAACTTAAGCTCGTTGACAACAGATGCTTCAGGGCCAGTAGGGTTGGCTGTAGCTTTGGCTAGATAAGAAGCGTCAATACCTAGGTGTACGATACCACCTAAGTCCTTAGCCACCCCTGTCAACTCGTACTCTTGAACAAGCATTACATACTTGTAGGGAATATAGGCATAAGAGAGTGGGGAATTTCCTTGAGGGTTGTTCCTCTTAGCATTGTGCCTGAAGTGAAGAATCTTCTTCTGGGGAATCTCCTTTTCTTTTCCAATAACGGCACGGCCAGTGTCAGTGATGATACTATTGAGGTTCTGTTTTACCCCTAGAAGTTCCCCGGTGGAGGTGTCGTAAATCCACTTATCCACTGTATCTTGAGATATTGTCACTAAGTCTTTTATGCCGACAAGCGGGCCGTATGGCGTGTTTATGTTGGCATAAATCTTCTCTGACAGGTGGAATCCATAAGTTATGTAACTCAGAAATTCCACTACATACTCTTCCCAAGGACGGTTCATAGTGAGAAGGCTATAATTAATTTTCTTCGCCCTTTCTGTCTCTTCCTGGGTCTCCTGTCTAGGGGAAACCCTCCACTCTACCTTACCAATAAGCATCTCAATCAAGGCTGTAGCAGAAGCAATGCTGGGGTACAGCATCATCTGCTTATATAACCGGATACACTCAGGAAACCTAAGCTCTTTCCTTGCCTCTTCATATATGCGTCCCTGGTATGTAGCCAATGAAGGGAGAGAATAAGCTCCTAGCTTCATCCTTGCATCAACAGGCTTTAGGTTTGTATCTGTAGGGATGTTAGTTTGCTTTTTGATTGTCTCTTCTGACAAATCTCCCTCCATTAGGTTTTATGCTACTTAATGCTAGGAACTACAGCGTCCATAGCTGTCTTTAGCATAGTAGGGGCTGAATTACGATTTAATGTGAAGTGGGGGATCACTTTTTCTTTGGCTAAGGCATTGAAGGCTGAGGCGCAGGCGTCAACGCAATCATCCCTTCTTGTAGACTTGCTCCGTTCCCCGTTGAATAGCTCTAGTTCGTTCATAAGAATCTGTAGTGTTGCAAACCCTTCTTTGTCAAAAGAGCTTTCAACAATATGAACAAGCCCATTCTGTACAGCCACTATAAAAGGTTCAGCCCTTGTAAGTTTTGACTTAGTTACTGGCATAGGGTCTTGTATACAAATAAGGCCAGCTTCAATGGCTTTCTTATTAAATTCTTGAAACTGAAACTTACCAGCAGAGCCAGCATCAGCAGCCATTACTATATGGCAATCTTCCCCGTCCCTGTGGCCTGTTGTAATGATCCTCGTATCCCTTGGGCCAGAGCGCATTTGAAAACGCTCCATTCCATGAATGTAGTATTCACCGTCTGGACTCTTAGACATCTTAATCCCCACAGTCCAGTCAGCCTTTCTATTATATTCTTGACCTTCTTCCGGTGCTGTTGACGCGGTATCCCAAGCCCTGACAGTCCTGCATCCTACAGGGACGGAATCGGCCTTCCTGAACATACTTCTTTGGAAGTACATTCCAGTGTCTTCCGTAGGCTCCCAACACCCAAGCAAAAGCTGCTTACGCTTCTTTTCTGACATTGAGTCCAGACGGTCACGATAGCTCTGATCAAGATATTTATTATCATCAATCGTTGCAGGGATGTATGTGTAAGTCTGGGGGTTCTTGCCGAACTTATCTACCAGCTCTTGCCTATCCCAAGACGTATGTAGAACATCCTCTACAATTACGAAGTAGCATGTTTTCCCTGACAGCTCTTTTATCGGGAAGAAGTCCTCATCAAGGAAATTCTTTACATAATCAAAGACAAAGTGATTAGGGTCGGGGTTAAGGGTGCAACGTATTCCGCACTTAACCTTGGATACACTTCTGTTCCTTGACCGCAATACATCAAATTGGTAAAACGATCTGAATTGGAACTCTTCGAAATATATTTTTGTTATCTGGCTGCCATACCACGAGTCGGCATGTTTATCCTGCTCAAGATACCCGAAAGTTGTCCTAGCCCCTGACGGGAAGGTTATGGTCTTGGTTTTCTCGCTTATGTGGGATTTACCAATAAACTTACCGTTTGGGTCTTTAAGTATTGGGTCATACAGCCTAAGAGCCTCCACCCAAAGCCCCTTGTCAATTTCTGTTGTTGTTGTCATTTCCTTCGCGCAGGTACGCTACTCCCTGCACCGCCTAAGCTGCTCCATGTCGCCACGGATGTTGAGACTATATCACCATCCAGACAACCTGGATGCCTCCCGTTTCGCCCTGCTCAGGGCTACGCCTTTCGGCTAGTCGTTACACGTTCCCTTAAAGGGCTTCGCTCGGGATTGTCTCATAGAGAGTTCCCCCGAATTAGAGAGGTTATTCAAAGACGATTACTCGCCTAGGTCGCACTTATTTACGAAAAAAAGTTGAGAAGTAGTAGGGGTCATGTACCCCTTGCAAGTTGTCCACAAGGGCGGCGTATGTTTTACCACCACCAGCACCTCCGCCAAAGAAAACAATGTCTTGATCGGCCTGTAAGAATTTCAACTGCACTTCTGAAGGGGTTATTTCAATTCCCATGTCTTTCCTCTTTTCTCTCTAAGTATGTAATTGCATATTCAAGATCGTCTTCAGAGAGAATGAAAGACTCAGTATGTCCGGGGAATTTTTTGTCGAACACCTTTCTACTATTTCTAAATTTGTCATGCAGATGCCTCTCCGACATTATGGCCTCGTACTTACTCATAAGAAATGACCCTGCCAATGACATTTGTTGGTCGCTCTCCCTCATTAGCCTTTTTATCCTATTTCCAACCTCTACGGATATACCTACTTTGTATGTATTCTCAAGATTATTAAATCTGAATATGTATACATACGAATTAGTGGCCTCTAACTTCTCCTTGTTATCTTTTATCTGGGAGGGAGTGAATATGCATATCTTTTTATATCTTCCACAATCAAAACAGCCTTGTCCAGACAGGTGCTTGTAGGCAGCCTGGCTGAAGTCCCCATGTGTGGGGCAGGTGATAACCACTTTATCTGCCACTGTTCGGAGAGTTGCCTTATCATAAGAATATAAGCCTCCGTGTATTTCAGTAGCCCTCTGTATGAAAGATTCAAGTATGTCATCAACCTTGTGTATCGGCCTCTCGGTGCCTCGCCTCTTATTTGCAGAATCCTCTCTTGAGCACTTTGGACATCCGCTGCCATTCAAATGGACACTTGGCAGTTGGCTAAACACAGAGTGTACAGGGCAAACTATGTCTACCTTGCCCTTTCTTGAAAAATTCTTTATCAAGCTGTAATCGTACTTTCCGCTGTGTTTTACAGTGGCCCTTCCAATAAACTCTTCTAACTTAATAGACAGGGAGGAACTAGCCTTCTCACGGCCACAGGCAGGACATCCGCTACCCCTTAACAAAACGCAGGGCTTAGGGTAGTACACACCATGCACAGGGCAGGTAACTTTCACTGCTGTGTGATTATTCTTATATACAGCTTCGGAGAGGTCAAGGAGGGGATTAACCTTTGCAACCGCTGCCTTAAACTCTGCATGAGACATTGCACACTTATCAGCAGCAGTTGTATAGCCACAGTAATTGCACCCGTGACCCTTCAAGTGGTCTGAAGGAGGTTGTCTAAAGTCCCCGTGTACACCGCATCCTATGGTAACCTTGGTGTGGGCATTTTTATATTCTACTTTCGAGTAGTCATAGAGGTTACCATGTACGCCCCGTGCCTCTTTAATAAACTGCTCTGTTGTTTTCCTTGCCGCCAATACACTCCCCTTTAGTTGCACTACATAAAAGAAGTATACTACAGGTTTACAATTTGTCAAGTGTTTTTAATAGCTTTTAGCTATCACTTCCTATCAACAGGCTTCAAGCTAACGATAGGTGCTGTATAACTAAACATATCATCATCGTCATCCTTGCTGTCATTGCCGCTTGCTTTCTTAGCGGTATTGGCCTTAGTCCTACTCACTTTCAGCTTATCTTCATGCAAGACGAGGCTATAGCTGTAATCGAGCAGTTTGATAGAATACTTAGCAGTGGTTTCGTTAAAGCTCTCCATGGACTTAAGAATACTATCTTCTTCACCCTTCAACTCGGAAAGCTCTTTACCTTCAGCACCGGCTTGTGCAATCTTGTTCTGAATATATTTCTGCAAAAGCTCATCCACACGTTCTTTGTTGAAACGCATTACGTCCACAATGTTATGGATGGCTTCCTCAGCGTAGCTCTTAACTTTGATCTTGATAGCGTTATTAAGAGAGCCACCTTTGGGCCGTCCAGCAGGACGTTTGGCATCCTGCTTGGAATCCGGCTGTTTAATGTCTTTTGGATTTTTAATAGTCATTATACATCCTCGTGGCTGTGTTACGGGGCGGCTGTGTATACAGCTTCGTCTCCCAAGTATACAGCCACTACAGCGTCATCGCCAAGGTAAACGGCAACAACTGCGTCATCGCCAATGTTAATAGATGCTGCCATGTTATGTCACCTCTTACTCAGGATCAGCGATAACAACGTACAGCGTGTTGGGGTCTTTAGCGACAATAGCAGCATATTCAGTTTCATTGACAGCTACGATAGTCAGTACAGGGTCAACAGCACCTTCAGTATCGACAGAGGCTACACCTACAGCCCCTTCAGGGATGGAAGCACGGAGAGCTTCGTCAAAGAGGCCATCTTGTACAGTGCGGAGGATTCCGCCGCGTGCGATGGACAGAGAGATTTGTTCGCTGGTAACAGTCATTGTATTTTCCTATTAATGTTTTTAGTAGTAGCAGTATGTGTTTTAGTGTATTAAGGTGTGCTACAGATTTCAGCTTCTTCTGCACGCCTTTTAGTTAGCCCTGGAAGCACTACCTTATTACCGAATGGTGTAGTAGCTTTATTCCATCTAGGTAGTTCTTCTTTACAGGCTTGGCCTACGGGGTATCCTGAATTTATCTTACACAGAAGGGTAGAATCTCTATAAGCCCCTTCTCCTACATTGTATACGAAAGACGTAAGAGCCATTATCTGATTCGGGGTTAATTCCTTCTTAGTATACTTGAACACAATCCCTTGATACCTGTAAACATCATCTATAAGGAGCTTCTCGCACTCATGACGAGGTACTTCGTCTCCTAACTGATCAGCCGTGTATCTCCTTCCAGAAGCGTCCCTTGTGGCCCCGAAACAGGCAGTTGGGATTCCTACAGGATCGAGGTAGACGTAGCCCCTGTACCCTTCAAAACCTGCTATAAGCGAAGCTGTTAAGGCCAAGGTCAGGGTTGGTTTCTTAAATACATTTGTGTAAGCCATTCAATACCTACTCGCCACTAAGCAGTTTTACAATTGCCCCGGAATCCCCGTAGGTGGTGTAATAGGTTGCGGTGGGTCATGGCAATAGTCCCGGACAGCCCTTCCGCTTGTAATACTGCGTCATCGCTGAGACTTCTGATGCGCTGAATGTCCCTTCTCGGAGGACATAGCCAATCATCTGAGCACCGAGAGTAGACAACAGACCAGCAGGGCCACCCGTGTAAGTTGTAGGCCCAATATCAAAATCCCCTGCACTGAGGGTGATGTCGTCGATCCACAGGCCCTTGGTTGTTGCCAAGGCTATCTGCCCGGTGATGGCGGGGACAGTGGTGGCGAGTTTGTCGTCTACGAGGTCTGCTTGGATGTATCGCGGGAATTTGCTCGGGTCGCTGTCGTAGTCATCGGTCCTCGATGCCAGGGTAAAGGGGCTGTTGCCTACACGCTGGTAAGGGATCGAGGATTGATTCGCTGGCACAAGCTGTGCATTCGTCACCGTACCCGATACCGTAAGCGTCAGGGTGCCAGCCGTGGCGGTGAAAGTGTTGCTACCTGCCGACTTCTCACCTGTTGCTGTGCCTGACAGGGTGACGGTGCCAGCGCCAGAGAATGACAGGACGTAGCTTGTCGCTTGAGTCGTCGCGTTTTGAGTAGCGAGCGTGTCGGTATTGACCAGCATGTTATACCGGCTGCTCAGCTTAGGGCGGGCTGTGCTGGTGGTCTGGCTGGCGTGATAGCCTTTGAGTTGCTTGATAGAGATCGTAACGGTGCCATCGAACCCGCCAGCGGCGTACAAATTCACTCCATCGCCAGCGGTAAAACCGTAGACCGTGAATTCACCATTGGTCTCGATCGGAGGTATCCCGCCCATGCCGTAAAAGACTAGCAACCCTGCTGTGCGACCCGCACAAGTAATATCAGCCTTGATCGTAATCCCTACGGGGAGGGCGGCAAGCCAATCAAACACATAACCAACCTCACCTGTAAAACTATATACTCCATCATCAATAGTAGCACCTGCTGGGTAATCGGGTGAGGGATTAAGCCAAAGCTCCGGCCCTAGCTCCAATCCCTGGCTCTTATCCAGCACCCGCCCTACAGGCTGCTCTACTCCCGTGACAGGGATAGTGCCAGCGGCGTCTTGGGAGAGGGTGGAGAAGTCCCACAGGTCGTACCAGAGGCCCTGCTCATCATTCTTAAATAGGGCCTTTATGGCGCTTTCAAGATAGAGGACAGGCATCTTCTGCCGGAACGGGATGAAGGGTTTGAAAGGCTTAAAAACATTCATTGTTTAGCCCCTAATCACTTCGTTACAACAACTGTCACCGTTGAATCAACACTATCGGCTGTGACCCGTCCCCAGATGAATCCTGTTCCGATGACATCGCGGATAACCCCTTCCAGGGGGCCTATGATATGTCCCTCAATACCCGTAGGAGCTGCATCCGCAGCAGTGGTTGCCACCTGAATATATGCACTTGAGGAATTGTAGGAAATCAGAACAGGGTCATCACTATCGTTAGCCAGCTTAACCCATGAAGTTGTCAAACTTACGTTTGTAGTAGCCAAACTGGCCTCCTAAAATTTATTTGATGTTTTTATGGTTCTGTAGGTATTTGGCAGCACGGCTTAAATCTTTCTCATAAGCCTTCTTGCAATGCTGCTCTCCTCGGAGTAGGGAACATGCTAAATCAACAATACGCATAGCTATGCCCCATGCCCCTTTACGTCTGTTCTCGTAGAGACGCCCGCAAAGGGATTGGTTGGCATTGAAGCTGAACAAGAACAGGGTGTTGACAAGCTGGCTAAAGGCATCTAGGACAGATGCAATATACTCTTTGATTCTAAGCATGTTATTTTTAATATCTTATGTTCAATCCCATACTAACATGGGAATTTAGGTTTGTCAAGATATATTTTACATTATATTCTACGGGGACACTCCCTGAAAGGGGCATCACCCGTAGGTGGGTAATGGAGGGGTGGGGCCATCAGGGACACTAGGGATATGCTCATGGTCGTAGGGATAGTTATATCTGCTGAAAGCAGCAGACCTACAGATGGTACACAGGGTCTCTTCTTCCCCTGTTATCAGAATCTTTGTGAACTCATGTCTTTTCATAATGCCATCACAGGCTTTACATCTCATAGGGACAGCCCTTATTGTTATAGGTATATAAAACATAATATCATGGAAATCTCATTTGTCAATAGGGAACATGATAATAAATTTATAATGGGACAGGGGTTGACAGATTAGGAATCTATGATACAATTAATTAAGTATATACTTAAAGAGATACTTAAAGAATATACTTAGTATAAGAGATATACTTTAATACTATCTTTAAGTATATTACTATAAGTATTCTTTATTAGATAAGATATACAGTATATGGTATCTATAAGATATATAGCTAATAAGATATATATATATATATATATATCTTATACTAAGATGTCTATTAGTATATTATTCTGTTAAGAGATATATTACTATATCTATTCTTAGTTAGTTATTATCTAGGGGTATTCATCCTGTGTCCTGCCTGCACCTTGGACAGCACCTTACCCTCACTCTAGGGAATCCCTTAGCTGCTCACTACGTTCCGTAGCATGTCTAAGGAACAAGCCAGAATAGCCCTAGAATCAATTTTATACCCTACCCGCTACCCTACTACCACCTACCTAGAGATCGTTGATTCTAGGTGCCATTTAGCCTTGTTTAGATGGATGATTTCTATATAGCTAAGGGGTATCTCTAGTTGTCTGCCCTGTTGCGGGGTAAAATACCCTGTGTCCTACCTTGAGAGGGACGTTGCTTCGCAATCCCTTCCTCAAGAAAATTACACAGCTATGTTTCACAAGTTGCTTGACATCCCTTGATCCGTGCTCCATAATCACCACCTATCCACAGCCATACACGAGGATTTTTAATGAACAAAATGTTTCGTCTTGTTGAGATTGCAACAGGAAGTCCCTGGGGAGACCTGGAATGTGAGGACGATTACAAGGAGAACATTACCTTGTATGATGATGGCCGTATCATGCTAATCACTAAAGTACAGGGGAGGGTATATGTAAACCCCATTGATACAGGTAAGTGGAAGGTTGTATGGGGTTAGTGATATGCTTCAAGAACCTGCATGTATCGAAAAGGGAAGAACTTAAGGTTTGTAAGAAAACCAAACTATTACAATGCCCTAGATGTAGTTGTAGAGTGTTCTACACATAGGAGGATGGAATGACAACATCAGAGTTTAAGAAAATACTATCTCAGTTATGGAATAGGGAGATAACTGTTGATGATGCTTGGGAAGCTATTGATCTTGACAGGGAGCTTCCTAGCGAATACGTTAATGACTTC